GAGCGGCGTGATTCATCCGATACTGGCAGAGGCTGTCACGCAGTTCCAAGCACAGGCGTACAAAGAAATGCTGCCTGCACGCGGGCCAGTCAAGACTGAGATTGTGGGCGCCCGAACGCCAGAAGTGCAGGCTCAAGCAGACCGTATTGCAGAGTTTATGAACTTTTATCTGCTCAACGTGTGCGAGGAGTACGATCCAGAGCTGGACCAAATGCTGTTTTTCTTGCCGTTAGCTGGTAGCGCCTTCAAAAAAGTGTACTACGATACCGCTAAAAACAAGGCGGCAAGCAAGTTCATACAGCCACAAGATCTCATTGTGCCTTACGAGGCCACAGATATTTTCACTGCTGAGCGTGTGACGCATGTGGTTGAGATGTCTAGCAATGAAATCAGAAAGCTGCAGCTCTCTGGTTTTTACTCGGATGTCTCCATCAAAGATGGCCCCTACGGTCAGGACCGAGATGAGATTGAAGAGCAAATAGACGCGATAGAGGGCATAGAGCCTAGCTACCAAAATAGTCGCGACCATCTGATCTATGAGGTGCACACCGTTCTTGATCTGCCCGGTTACGAGGACGTCGGCGCTGACGGCCAACCGACTGGGCTCAAGCTGCCTTACATTCTGACGATAGATGAAAACAGTCAGAAAGTGTTGTCGATCCGTCGGAACTACAGAGAAACCGATCCTTTCAAGGCCAAGATTAATTATTTCGTGCAGTTCAAATTCCTGCCGGGATTAGGGTTTTACGGTCTTGGCTTATCTCACATGATTGGTGGCATCGCAAAAGCGAGCACGTCAATCCTGCGACAGTTGATTGATGCAGGCACTCTGGCCAACCTGCCGGCAGGTTTCAAGGCCCGGGGCATGCGGATACGCGATGAGGACGAGCCTCTACAGCCTGGCGAGTTCCGTGATATCGACACAACCGGCGGTAATCTTCGCGAAAATCTAATACCGCTGCCGATTAAAGAGCCTAGCAACGTATTGATGAGCCTCCTAGGGCTCCTAGTGGACTCAGGGAAGCGGTTTGCCTCTATCGCTGACATGAATGTGGGTGATATGAATCAGGCGATGCCCGTCGGCACAACAGTGGCTTTGCTTGAGCGCGGCACCAAAGTGATGTCCGCGATCCACAAACGGCTACATTACAGCCAGCGCGTGGAGTTTCAGCTCCTAGCCCGGGTGTTTGGCGAGTTCCTGCCGCCCTCATACCCGTACGCGACAGGCGCAGGCCCACAAGAAATCAAAGCAACAGACTTTGACGGCCGTGTCGATGTGTTTCCTGTGAGCGACCCCAACATTTTTTCACAAAGCCAACGTATTACGATGGCCCAAGAGTTGTTGCAATTGGTGCAATCTAACCCCCAAGTGCATGGCCCCACTGGCATTTATGAAGCGTATCGGAGGATGTATAGCGCTTTAGGCGTTGACAATGTGGAGTCTCTACTGCAACCACCCGCGCCACCGCCTCAACCCATGCCCATGGACGCGGGCATTGAAAACGCAGGGCTATTAGCAGGACAGCCACAACAAGCGTTCCCTGGGCAAAATCATAGAGCGCATATTGATGTGCACCGCTCTCTTTTTTTAACGGAAATCGTGAAGCAGACGCCCGCTATCCAAGCTTTGATCATTTCGCATTGCATGCAGCATTTACAGTTTATGGCCTCAGAGATGGCTGCAGAGCAGTTGCCGCCAGAATTGCAGCAACAGATGGGGCAGCTGGAGCAGGCCGTGTTGTCAGGACAGCTTCCGGCGGAGGCGGCGCAACCTTTACAGCAGCAGGTACTACAGTTGCAAGAGCAAATATCTTCACCCATTTTGGCAGAGCTCACACAAGACTTTTTGCTAAGTATCGGTCAGGCGTCAGAAGAAGATCCGCTAGTGGCGATCCGGCAACGGGAACTGGATATTAGAGAAGCAGAAATGCAGCAAGATGCGCGAGAGTTTGACGCTAAAGAAGATGCACGAGCTCAGGAAAAGCTGCTTGAAAGAGAGTTGGCTAGAGAGCGCTTAGGCGTACAAAGAGATATTAATGATGAAAAAATGGATTTAGCAATCCAACGCTTAGCGCAGCAGGCCGATCTGAAAATGTTAGAGTTACAGGCTAAGTTTGGTTTTAGAGTGTAGGAGAGAATCATGCCATTGAAAAAAGGTAAGTCGCAGAAAGCTATTAGCGACAACATCAAGACAGAAATGAAGAGCGGAAAGCCTCACAAGCAGGCGGTTGCGATCGCCATGAAGACTGCAAAAATGGCTGGCGGTGGCGAGGTCAAGAGAACTCGTAAGAAAATCAAAGGGGGCGGCGCTGCTACGAAAGGTTTGTTTTTCTACGAGATTGACTGATGGATGATGTCGGCCTAGCTAATCGGGTGCGCTCCGTCATGCGCGAAAGAGAGAAGCTAATCAATGAAATGCTTATGTCGGGTGCACTCCGTAACATGGAACAGTATAAAGTTGCAATCGGAGAGCTGACCGCGTTAGCATTGATCGAAGAAACGATTAAACAATTTTTTAAGGAGTCCTAATGCTGGCTGAAAAAGCTTATGTAGATCCCGATAGGCTGGTGCTAGATCCAAGCCTATTAGAAAAATCTGTTATAGAGCGTCTGCCTGACCCTGTCGGGTGGAGAATGCTGGTGCTTCCCTACCGAGCTCAGCCCAAAAGCAAAGGTGGGATACATCTAACAAAAGCCACCGTGGATCAAGAAAGTTTGGCGACGGTCGTAGCCTATGTATTAAAAATGGGCCCGTTATGTTTCAACGACAAGGAAAAATATGGGCCTGAGCCCTGGTGCACGGAAAAGCAATGGGTGCTCATTGGACGTTATTCGGGATCTAGGTTTAGGCTAGAGGACGGAGAAGAAATCCGAATCATTAATGATGATGAAGTAATTGGCACCATACTTTATCCTGATGACATAGTGAGCCTGTAATGAACGATCAAACCGCAGCAGTACCAGCAGAAGAAGAGATTCAGATCGAAATCACCAATGATTTGCCAGAGCCTGATGGCGAGCTAGATCGTCACACCAAAAATGTCTCCAAGCGAGTAAACAAGCTAAATCAACGCGCGCGGGAGGCAGAACGGCGAACTGAGCAATATGCAAATGCGTTGCAACAGAAAGAACAAGAACTGCAACAGATGAGGGGCTTATTCGCGCAGCAGAGCCAGGCAACGCTTGTGGCAGAAGAAGAAAAAATAAAGGCGCAGGAGGCGTCAGTAGACGATATTTACAAAAAAGCGGTTGAGTCTAATGACCCTGACCTCATGTCAAAAGCCGCCACTTTAAAAAATGATATTGCGATAAAGAAAGAAAAGTTGAATGTTGCAAAGGCGCAGTATCAGCCCCTGCAGCAACCTGCAGGACAGCCTGCTGCCGATCCTAGCCAATATCAGGCTTATCAACAACCCGCCCAACAACAAGCGCCCAAGATAGAGCCCACGCCAGAAGCCAAAATGTGGCATAAAAAAAACCCTTGGTTCGGTGATGGATCTAGTGAGGAGACGATACAAGCAACAAAATACGCTGCAGACACCCATGAGTATCTGATCCACGAAGGATTTGAGCCTGACAGCGAAGAGTATTATGATGAATTAGATAAGCGCATTAGCAAACGTTTTGCTGATGTGGTGGAGAGCGCTAACGCTCAACGACAGATCGCGCAAGATGACGTTCAGCCCACCGTGCAAAGGGTTGCGTCAGCCACTTCAAGTGGTCGATCGCAAACACGAAGTGAGAAGAGCGGTGTTCGTTTTTCGGAGAGCGAGCTCGCGCGTCTGAAGTCTCTAAAGCCGCACAACATGGAGCTTGACGAGTTCATAAAACGTGCAGCTAGAGAGAAGCTGAAAATACAGGCGAGAGGACAGCGATAATGGCAGAAACGAAAAACACTCGTTCGAGTCGTGACACTGGGACGCACGATAAACAGTCCCGCAGACAGCCCTGGAGGCCAGTCCGCAAACTAGAAGCTCCCCCGGCGCCCCCTGGATTTATTTACAGGTGGATTCGAGAGAGCATGCTTGGAGATATGGATGCAGCAAATGTCAGCCGTAGGCTGCGAGAAGGCTGGGAGTTAGTGAAGTCTACTGACCTGCCCGCTGAGCTTCGTCCACTGTTTCCGGCGCTGGAAAGCGGCAGGCATGAGGGTGTTGTCCACAACGAGGGACTGCTACTGGCGAAAATGCCACAGGAAACCGTCGATGAGCGTAATGATCATTACGCCCAGAAAAACGTGGAAGCAATAGAGGCGTTGGATAACAACGTCTTTAATGAAGCCGCGCGAGATGGTCGCTATGTGAAATTTGATCCAAAGAGGAGCAGTTCCGTCACCTTTGGCAAGCAGTAACAGGAGAAAGACATGGCGAATAAAGACGCTGCGTTTGGCTTGAGACCTGCTCGAATGATGGGTGGCGCTCCGTTCAGTGGAGGTGTCTCACGGTATCGAATCGCGAACAACCAGAGTGGTGCAATTTTCCAAGGCGACTTGGTTAAGCAACTCACTGGTGGCACTGTATCGCGAGCCGCGGCTTCCTCCACTGTACCTGTAGTCGGCGTTTTTAACGGCGTACAGTACACGGACCCAACCTCAAAAGAGACGGTTTTTGCAAATCATTATCCCGGCAGCATAGCCGCGGATGACATTATCGCTTTTATCATTGATGACCCCAACGTCGTATTTGAAGTGCAGGCGGATGACACCTTCCCGGTGGCAGACTTGTTCGGCAACTTCGACATCGTGGATCAGTCAACGACTGGCGATACAACTTCTGGCAGATCAAATATGGAATTGGACGTCACGACGGGTGCTACCACCACGACGTTGCCACTCAAGGCCATTGATATCTCTCAGGATCCCGATAACGACGATGTGGCAAGTGCTAACACAAATGTAATGGTAGTAATTCAAAACTCCATTTCAGGCGTGAAAGGCGCTGGCTTAGCTTGAGGAGGCTGACAAATGGCGATTTCTAGAGCGCAACTAGCGAAAGAACTCGAACCAGGACTCAACGCCTTGTTCGGGCTTTCATACGATCAATACACCAATCAGTATGAGCAAATCTTCTCTATCGAAGATAGTGAAAGAGCCTTCGAGGAGGAGGTGTTAATCAGCGGGTTT